CGGCGAGGCCGAAACCATCACCTTCGCCCTGCCGAAGGAACTCCGCTTCGCGGAGAGCGGTTCGTCCGCGAACTTCTGAGCTTCGCCTTCAGGCAAAGAAAAAGGCCCGCTTCTGGCGGGCCTTTTCCGTATTGCTGGTGCCGGAAACAGGCAATTCGACTAGATTTCGCTATCCTCCCCGAAACACCTCAAGCGCCCATAAACGGCCATCTGAAGCCATTCTCGGCGCCCCTGTGTTCCCCGTATCGCCCCCATCAAACCCGCTTTGCACTACCATCACTCCCCACGAATTACCCACGGGGATCCCATGGCTAGCATCTACCGGCACGGCAAGGGATGGCGCGTCCAGGTCTATGTCAACGGGGTGCGCGACTCGGCCGTCAGGCCGACTAAGCAGGAAGCAGCGGCGTGGGCCTTGGAGCGGGAAGCCCAGCTTAGCGGCAAGCGGCTGCCAGACAAGACCCTGGGGGACGCCTTCAAGCGCTATGCCGAAGAGGTGGCGCCCCATAAGGGAGGGGCGAGATGGGAGCTTGTCCGGCTCAGGTCGCTTCAGGACGACTCGATTTCTCGGCGTCCCATGGCTCACCTAACTCCTACCGACATAGCCGACTGGCGCGACAAGCGTCTCAAGGCCGTTTCACCATCCACCGTCTTGCGCGAGATGACCCTGATTCGGTCCGTGATTGAGGTGGCTAGGCGTGATTGGGGATGGATTCGCGATAACCCCATGCGCGAGGTCAGGAAGCCCAAGGAGCCGCCAAGCCGCAAGAGACGCGTTAGCGATGCAGAGATAGATGCCGTTAAGCTGGCTACTGGCCTGGGCGAGGGCTATTCGGCAGATACCGCCATGCAGCGAACGGGTCTGGCCTTCCTGTTCGCCATAGAGACCGCGTGTCGATCTGGTGAGATGGTCGCCATGGAGCCTAAGGATGTACATCTTAAGCAGCGCTTCGTGCGTCTGCCGAAGACCAAGAACGGGGAGGCTAGGGACGTACCCCTGTCCAGTAAGGCCGTAGAGATACTTCAAATCCTCATGGCTCGGAAGGCGCCCACCGTGTTCGATCTTCACGGACCCACACGAGATGCCATGTTCCGGCGAGCCAGGGATGCGGCAGAAATCCACGATCTACATTTTCACGACAGCCGAGCCGAGGCCATTTGGCGGCTATCCAAGAAGTTCAACGTGCTTGAGCTAGCCAGAATCATCGGCCACAAGGATCTGAAGTCACTCATGCTGTACTACAACGAGTCGGCCGCAGACCTGGCTAAGCGGCTCGATTGACGCGCCTAGACTCAATCCACTGGTTAACTTCCGACTTCAGCCAGACGCGTTGATTGCCGAGAATCTTGGAAGCGGCAGGAAAGTCGGGCCGGCACGCGATCCGCTCAAGAAAGGTGCGCTTCTTGATGTCCATCAGGGCAGCGCACCCACTGGCCGACAACCAGCGGTCTCCCGCGATCATGGCGGACAGCTTGGATAGGATTTCTTCAGTCTCGCTCATCGCCAAGTCCATCGCTTCCACGAACAGCGCGCGAAAACCCAAAGAACCAAAGCCGGCCACTAAGGCCACCCATAAGGCCAAACATCCTCCATCCCCAGCCCGGCGTTCCGAATAGAATTTTCATTGCATAGCCTCACTATTGTTGTTGACTGAATTGAAGGGCATCACCCCACCTCCGGCGGCTCGGGCAGCGGCATCCAGTGGGTTGGCTTTTGCGTCAGAACGCCTCCGCCCCCCAAAGTAAATCCACGCATCGCGATCCCACGTTACGAGGTACATGTTCTCGAACTCAGGACACCACACTAGGCGCGCCTTGGTCGTCTTTGGCGCCGTCTCAATCGGTTGCCACTTCATTGCTTATCGCTCCTATCGACTTTGACGCAGAAGGCATCCACAACAAGTTTCCTTTGCATAGCGAAATCCTTAGCCTCCAAGCAGGAATTCGCGGTGTAGAAAGGCCCGACCTGAACAGCACTCGTATTAAATGTGTTGTATCCACGCATTAGAATGACGAGTACGAATGCGTAGCTCATTCCCCACCCCACTCGGCCTTTGCTTTGGCGATGGCCTCTTTCATGGCTGAATAGGTCTTGGGTGCCCTGTTCCCTTTCGACCAGTCAATGCCAACCTCGTGATCCATGAGGGACGCAAGCTTGTCCCAGCAGGAAACAAGCGCTGACCACTCATGGCCGTACTCAGCCATTTCGGGCATCCGAGCCTTCCACTCTGGGAACAATTCAAGCATTCGAAGGCATCTGCCTAGATCACTAGGGTCCGATGGAGCGGAGAAGTAAGCGCCGCTTGGCTCGACGCCACACATATGCGCGGCAATCGTTTCCGACGATGCTCCCGTGTCGCCACTGACGAACCACGCAATGACTCTGCGAAAATCAATGCCCATTGGTGTCACCCCGCTCAGCCGCAAGGGCTTGGTCTCGCGCACACTCGGTGCACATCGATGGTCCGCCGCAGCGAGCTTTCACGCCATCGGGACGCTCCCATACATGGCCGTGCCCCGTGTTCGTTCCAATACGACCCTTAGCCGATGACGCAAGGGCTTGGTCGATGGCTTGGTCTAACTGCGCACCAGCATGGATCATGATGGTGTTGTAGGTTCCTGGATGACCCTCGCGCAGCCACCGATACCTCGCCGCATCCTTTGCCATGCGCTGCAACTGCGTCAGCAAAGGCACATCGCCACCATCTGGTGGGTCCATGTAATACGGGCCGGGAAGTAGGCGAGCCGCGTCCTCAGCACTTATTGCATCCGCATCAGGGCGTGGAGGGTGGGTGTAGAGCTTCGCCCCGGCGTCAACTTGTCGATGCCAAGTGATCCGGTAATTGCGGTGGTAGCTTCCATTCGTGACCGACTCCACCGTAGCCACGGCCTCCCCCTCGCAGCCCTTAGCTGAACCAACCGTCAAGGATTGCTTGACGGTTCCCATCCAGGCGACGGCGGCTTGCCATGCTGCAAAAGACCTTGAATCGGCGACGAACTTACGACGATTTTCGTCTTCGTTCCACCACTTGAAGAAAGCCTCCCGCACCTCCTGCTCATCAGTCATTCCATTCTCCTCGCATGGCGGCGTCGATTGCTTCGCGTAACGTTGGGTAGAGATTGTGTTCGCACAAACCGAGATAACACGCCCACCTCACACTTTTATGCTGCCCTTTTCCCCGAGCCCGAACCTCCAGATGAAATTCGGGGTGCTCCTCCAGGAAGTCGATGCGAGTGGTGTCGTTGACCTCCATCACTCCGCACCTCCCTTCCCGGCGAGCGTCGGGGCGGCGGAGAGAGCGGCCTCTCCATCGATGCCGGGTCGCATATCGGTCTTGCCGAACATTGCGCGATGCCAGTTAGCGCAGGCTGCGGCTGTCGTGATGACGTGGTGTTCGGCCTTCTCGACGTTACCAGCCGCATGCGCGTGGAGCGCCTTGCCAGCAAGATAGCCAATCAGCCAAAACCAGTCGGATGGCTCCTTGCCCGAATCGTGCGATTTGCCCCAGCGCTGCCGCTGATGCTCCGCCTCGATACTCACCGCCCGCAGGAAGTCGTCGGACTGCGGTGTATTGATGATTGCGTTGAGACGCGCAATCTCCGCGTCGCGCTGATCCAGCACGGCCGCGCGCTCGGCAAGCTGTTCTTGAAGCTCGGCGATGCGTGCCAGTTGTGCATCCTCGCCGTTCGGTACTTCGCCACGAAGGCTGACCATGCTGCGAATGCTCGGCACAGCGATGGCGCCGCGAAGCATCAACGCATGAGCGTTCTCCGGGTCTTTCAGGTATTCGGGCACGGCCTCGCGCTCGGCGGGATGACCGAGCTGGTATTCGCGGGCGCAGGCGTTGTCGCGCATTGCGCGGCATTCGACTTGGCGCGGGCCGTTGTAGCGGCCGCAGTCAGGGTGCGTGCACGCATTGCAGCTCCACGGATCGGGCAGCGCCACCTCACCCTGCGCCACCTCTCCGGAATTTCCGGATGACTGCGCGCCATGCGACAGACGGGAGGTCGATAGGAGTGCAATCAATTCTGCACCATGCGTTTGCATAAAACTCACGGCCTCGTTGGCCGTATCTCTTTCAGCCTGGACACTCCGGCCAGGATCGTTACACCTGCGAACAAAGGCATCGAGGAAAAGGATCATTTCCTCTCGACATGCGTTCCATCCGTTCTCATAAGCCGTGTAATTGTCGTCCTCTCTAACAATTACATCGGGAACCTGCACCTTCGCCTGCGCGGAGAGGTGGTTTTCCATAGCCGAACGAAGATGTGCGCGCCACCAGAACTTGCCGGGGTAGGTAGGATGGGTGTCGCCGAACGAGCAACCATCAATCTCGCCCTCGCCAAGAAGGAAGGCGAACATCGTTTCAATCGTCATCGCCATGTCCGGTCTCCTTGGTTTCGTTCTTTGTTTCCTGGGCAACGGAGATCATCGCTAGCCACCGCGCCCGCATATGCTTTATTGCAGTCTTCTCACATCTAGCAATGCCCTCATCTAGCATTGCTTCGGTAGGTTCTTTGGGAACCTTCACCCACCCATCAGGTATGGCGCTTCGCATACCATGCGCGAATCCAACGTCGTAACCATCGGCATAAGCCTTTCGTACCTTTGGGTCGTCGCTGCATTCTGCGGGAACGTCCTCATGACACTTGGTTTCGTTCTGTTGGGCGCGGTATGCCTCAATGGTAGCTATGCATCCATTCCATCCAGCTTGCCATTCGCCGGTTACGTCCATTTGCTGAGGGGTCCAACGCATAGCATCCACCTCCGCTTGCAGGCGCTGGCGGTCGTCGTGCACCGAGGCAAGCATTTCCGCTAGCGAACTGTGGCCGCGACGCTTCAATGCTTCCGTAAAGGCAATCACCTGCTCATCCGTGTAACTCGGGGTGGTGGTCATAGGATTCTCTCCGAGCGGCCTTCATGGCGTGTAACTTCGCCGTATTCGCCAATGGATACATTCGCATCGCTGTGCTGGCGTAGTGCGCGTTTCACGGCTGTTTCTGCGTTACTGCGGTACTTCTCAAACTCACGTTCCAGGTCCTTGTAGCGAGACTTCCACTCGCTCTCGATCTGGGTCAGTCGATCCGACGAAGGAGGGGAATAGAAAGCCATGCCGTAGTTCTCGTGACCATCTTGCACAGATGCGGCAATCTGCTCGATCTGGTCAGCCGTAAGCGAGGCGCCGCATTCCTCGGCGCCAATAGATACGCACTCAATCCAGTAATTCGTCTCGGCGTCTTTCATCTCGCTCTCCTTTGTGTGGCGGCAGTGGCCGGTGCTGATCTCCGGATTACTGGTCTATCTGTTACAGGCCCTTTGAAGCGTGTGGGCTACGGCTTCACCCGCTATTGCCAGCATCAGTAGCGCATCAGCCTGCGCATTCACTGCCATAAAGGCGCGTCAGGTGGGACTTGAACCCACAACCACAGAGTTGGAACACCGCGCTCTGCCAATTGAGCTACTGACGCGTAAACCGAATTTGGCCGTGGCTACGTGGTCGCTAATAGGCGATCCACGTTGTCTTAGGCATGACCCCACGGCAGCCATGCGGCAATCAGTCCTCTAATTCAGGCTAGGGCCGAGACTGACATCAGCACCTAGGATTCGGCAGTTACTCAACCACTGCCAAGACGATTAAGAAGGTGGCTGGGGCGACCCGCTACAGGGCGCAATTACCAACGCAGCTACGTAAGAACCAACAACCTTCCTAATGCCGCGTTTCACTCGACGCGGCGGCGAGTTATGCGGCTCGCTTACTGATGATCTTGTCCAGGTCATATGCGGCTCGAAGGTGCTTGAACATCTCCCACGCCCCATCCAGCTCTTTGTAGTAGTGGTGGGAGAAGTCGCCAAAGTCCTTGCTGAATCGGCACAGGTGGAAGCCGCCCGCAAGCAGTTTGTTCGGGTGGTTTTCTTCCCAGAGCTGCCGATACGCCGCCAACTGCAAGAGGTAATCTCCATAGACGCTGTTGGAGGTTTTCCAATCCACTAGGCACAATTCGCCATTGACAAGGCCAATGGCATCGGGTGTTCCCCCATACCGATACTCTTGGCTGACGAGGTATACCTCCTGCTCTAGAACCTCAAGCTTCGACATGGATGCCCACGACAGATAGGTTTCGAATGCATTCCGCGCCTTCGCCTTGCTGTCGTCGCCAAGCGATGCAAGCTCTTCGCAAAGTAAGGGGTCATCACCCTTGATATACGCCTCCACCATGGCGTGGGCTGCCGTGCCGATGTCAGCAGCCTTGCCAGACACCTCGTAAAGGCTTGCCGGGACGATGTGGCCTTGTGCCTCCAGGCGGCCATGATCGCGCCCCGTGGAATAGGCCCACTTGATGAGTGCACCAGAATCCTTGAAGCGGCCAAGGATGGTGGTCACAGATGGAAGGCGATGACCATCCTTTGACCAGTAGCCATTACGAGGTGTCGGCATAGCTCAGGCCTCAAAAGGGGATCGAGTCGTCCAAACCAGCATGCGACTCACTAGCGGACGGACGAGAAGGCGTGAGCTGCTGTTCGATCTTTTCACGCAACCACTTAGGCAGCTCGTCGAACTGCTTCTGGTTTTCCTCGTCGTAGTAGAGGAGCGGGTTCTCCGCCTTGGGGGCATCAAATCCCTTCGGAACAGCGCCGATGCCCGAGATGTTGGAGTAGGTCTTCCCACCACTCTCCGACTCCACCACAGAAAGCATGCAGGGCTTGCCGAGAATGGCCGACACGTCGAAGGCCGCAGCCTCGTCGTCGGAAAAGGCTTTGCCGCGCCACCCTTCTAGGTGCTTCCGAAGCGTGGCCTTCTCGTTCATCGATGCCGTGTAAAAGCTTCCGATGGTGAGCGGACCCTCGACCTCCTTGCCGTCCTTCTCGTACTGGACACGCTCGGTGGGAATCTCGAAACGGATGTAGATCTTGCGCTTCGGAGCGGGGAAGGACTGCGATCCCGGCTGCAACCCGCAGTCAGCCACGAGATTGCACACCGCGATATGCGAACCAGCGGGAGCGCGCTTGAAGTCGCCGCCACCATTACTACCAACAGGGAGAGTCAGTGCCATATTCATTGCCTTCATTCAGAGATTGATGTTGCGTCATACATCCAGCGTTGACGCTTACGCTGCCGTGCCTTAGTGGGTCTACGGCTAACCCATATCCTCTACTTCGTCTTCCTCATCCGGCGGGAACTGCTCGGATGCGTAGGTTTCGTCAGTCATGGCTATGCCTTGGTTTCGTTATTCGCGCCCTGCGACAGACGGGCGGCTAGGTGGGCGTCGATGGCGTCGGCAATCTCAGACAAGCTAGCGTAGTTAATTAGGCCACTGGCATCGATGAATGAAAGGTCTTCGCTCTCAACAGAACGAAGCGCTGCTAACGCTTGCTCAATCGTCATCGCCATGTCCGGTCTCCTTGGTTTCGTTCTGCTTGGCGCACATGGAGTGGTCAGAGTTGGTCAAGTTCGTGCAAAACCGCCTGCTCTATCCTAAGTAAGGCGCTTCGCAACGCCTCCACCTTCGCTTGCAGGAGCTGGCGGTCGGCGTGGATGGCTGCAAGAACGCCACCAACGCCAGTGCCGCTGTAGTCGCGGATGTATTTGCGTACCTGCTCATCCGTGTAACTCGTTATCTCAGTCATAGTCGTCCCCAAAAGAATCCCGGTGCTGCTGTTACGCTGCCGGGCCAACGCGGAGAGTCCATCAGCAGCTAATGGGGCCTCGCTAAGCCAGCCGCAGGGCGATCAAGATAGGGATGTCGATAGCTAGGAACGTGGTGAAAAGGGACTTGAAGGTTTTCATAGGAATCTCCGGCTTTCCTCTACCTCGCGAACCGCAAGACGCAGACATTCGCGTCTAAATTCGGCATGCGCTGCTTTGCGAACCAGGCTCCCAAGCTCGGCGTCGTCGCTGCCAGTGGCGATTAGCGTCAGGACACGGCCTCGGTCTTTCAGTGCCTCGGCCTTCTCAACTGCAAAGGCAGTCTTCTGGTCGGCGGAGCTCATGCCGTACTCCGCATCCTTCATGCCTAAGATGTGGTTGGCGCTCATGGAGTCACAAAGGGCCTCCTCCTGGTAATCAATCTCCCAGGTACGCCCCTCCGCCAACTCGGCAGCCACTAGTCGGATTGCCTGTTCTTTCGTGCAGGCCTTGGAGACGTTGTAGCGGTCCTCGAACGCAAGGCGGCTTGTGATGGGGTTGGGTAGGGCGTTCATGACACCTCCACCGGCTTGCCACTCTTCAGCGTGTACCAGGTGTCAGCCTTGATGCCGTCACGTCCAGCAATGCCAGCCCAGGCGGCGATGATTTCGTAGTCGTCGTTTCGCTCGACAAGGAATAGGGCACATCCGTCCTTGCCCGTGACTTTGCCGGCGTATCCCGATGCCATGGCCGCGCCCTGGACGCCCGTCGCACTCGCCGCGCCCTGGTAGCCCGTCGCACTCGCCGCGCCCCGGTCGCCCGTCGCACTCGCCGCGCCCTGGTAGCCCGTCGCACTCGCCGCGCCCTGGACGCCCGTCGCACTCGCCGCGCCCCGGTCGCCCGTCGCACTCGCCGCGCCCCGGTCGCCCGTCGCACTCGCCGCGCCCTGGACGCCCGTCGCACTCGCCGCGCCCTGGACGCCCGTCGCACTCGCCGCGCCCTGGTAGCCCGTCGCACTCGCCGCGCCCTGGACGCCCGTCGCACTCGCCGCGCCCCGGACGCCCGTCGCACTCGCCGCGCCCCGGTAGCCCGTCGCACCACACGCAGCACCATCCTTGCGCGTCACCGAGCCCTTAACCGGCTTGGCTCGCGACATGGTGTATTCGACGGCTGCTTTAATGAGCCCAGGCAGGCCAATCTCGGCGGTCACCTTGATCTTGGTGCTGGCGACCTTCGAATCATCGTCATGCCGCGACAACTGGCCGCTCTGCTCAACGATGGCGAATCGCGAATCTGCCGGGGCGTAGTAGCCGAAGACATCCAGCGGATACTCGCAGGCGTGGAAGCCACTGCTGCATGCCTTGGCTTCGCCGTTATGTACGTATTCCTTGCCGACCTCGTACTGAAAATCGCGGCACTTGAGGTTCTTGTCGAAGCCCTTGTAGGACACGATGGGCTTATCCGTATTGCTCATTTGCGCATCCTCCAAGAGACAACGGTCAGTTCGGCATCAATTCGCTTCCATCCGCCCCAGGGGCCTACGTAACGGATGTATTGGGGAAAGCCGCCATGCACGCGAGCGACCTTGCAGGCGTAGATGGTTTCGGGCGGCAGCACGGGGCGCTTGTGATCGCCCTGGATCACTCGGAGTTGGGCGCTCACGGCTCAATCCTCGCCAGCAGTTCACAGCGGCGGCAGGTGTGGGCTTCGTACTTCTCTGTGGACGGACGGCAGTTGCAGTCGGCGTCCTGCGCGAAGGCAATCAAGTCCTCTGCCATCGAGAAGATGCCGGCGATGGCTGCCGCTTCCTCTTGCAGGCCGGCCACCATGAACGTGCGCTCGAACTTGCGGAGGCCATCGAGCAGGCCTAGACGCTCAGCCATTGCTTCGACCTCCACAAAGGGAGTTGCGCTCAGCCAGCCGAGCCATGCCCATGCGGATCGTCGTGGCGCAATCCGTGTGTTCCACGCGCTGACCCATAAACTTGTGGAAGCTCAGGTACTCGACGCTGATGACGCACCCAGCAGTGCTGGTCGTCGTGTAGATGTCGATGACCTTGCACCCGCGGCCGTTGCGATCAAGCCACTGCGTGCCGATGGTGATCGGGCGCACATCACCCCTCTGCGCCTGCGCGTTCATGCGGAGGCTCCGGTGCGGGCGGAAAGGTAGGCGCGCAAATCGCGTGCCGTCGACTCGCATTCTTCAAGAAGCTCGCTAGGGGTTCGGTAATACCAACTGCCGCACCAGAGCAGCCCTTTTTCGTTGGTATGCCACAGCGATTTGCCGTTCTTGGCGTGTGTGCCGAAATGCTTTTGCCCGTCTGAAATATCGATAGACAGGCGCGCGAGCGCTTCGGCCCCCTCCTTCGCCATCGCCTCGTAGCGCGCGCGGGTCTGGTTGGTAGTCATGCCGTCACCCCGCGATGCGCGTCGGCATATTCCCGTTCCTTCGCCGCATTGACTCGCGCCGCATACATCCGTTGTGCGGCCATCTGTGCGATCTGCGCGTCGGGGTAGGTGTAGGGCGTCTTGAAAACGGTCTGGTAGGTGGCGGTATCAACCACCTCGCCGCGGAACACATCGCCCACGAGCTGGGCGCAGTAGATGATGTTCATGGCTCAGTACCCCTCGCGCAGATCGCGTTCGAGGCGGACGACGGCATAGCCACCGTCACGAGTGATGATCTGAACCTCCAGGCCGCGAGCCTCCATGAGGTCGGCGTGGATTTCGGCCTGTTCCTGCGTGGGGAAGAACTTTGTGCCCATGGCTCTCTCTCCTAACCGGGCATGGCGTCCGGCGTTGGGGAGAGTAAACCATAGTGGACTCATAGAGTCAACTGCAGTGGACTAGGCCAAAAGTTATAGGCAAAGAAAAGCCCGCGCGAAGCGGGCTGCGCGGGCTGATGGCGAGATGGTGGCCTACTTGCAGGCCACCTCTAGGGTTTTCCGGTTGATCCCTGCCTGTTCTCGGACCACGCTGTATCCGCCAGGGCACTCCTTGGCGGCTCTGTCATGACATAGGCCCATCGAAAGTGCCGCGCCGCACTCAACAAGAATGGTGGGGCGGCCCTGGCTGTCGTAGGCCTTATGGACAGTCGTGCATCCGCCACATACAAGGGCGGATGCCACTAGCCAGAACATAGCGCGGCTCATCGGACGGGCGCCACAATGAGGACACCAGAGTGGTTCTGCGCTTGCCTGACCTCACCAGGCCCATACTGGACTACCTTGCCGTCCTTCAGCACGACCTGATAATCCGCGCGATCCCATGACCAGCCCGACATCAACCGATTCTTATAGGTCAGCACATCGTAACCATCAACCTGTGCATAACCATCGGGCCTACCTAGTTGCTTCTCGACCGAGGCTCTGTCCTGTCCCACATTGAGGTCGCGAACCTTTCCGCCTGTAGCGCACGCGGCCAGCAAAGCCACCGCGCCCAATACCGCCAGCTTGTACATCCCCTAATCCTCCCAGCTGCCAATCCAGCGTACACGTCCATGAATCTCAAAGCCCTTGGTCTCATCCACAGGGACGGGGCGCCTCCATTGCGGATCCGCCTTATTGTCCGAGTCGATGAACCACCGGCCGCCTAGGTTAATTAGCCGCTTTGCCAGCAGGTCGCGGCCATAGGTAACCACAAACAGCTTTTCGTCCTTCGGCTCCCTATCCCCCGTGTCAATCAGGATGGCGTCACCATCCTTGATCGTGGGGTACATCGAGTCACCTTTGCCATAGACGACGGCCAGCCGCTCCGGACGCAGGTGTTTGCGCATGAGGCTGTCCGCCCGAAACTTAAGCTTATGGGTCTCGGCGTATTCGTCTGGCTCGGCACCGGGTCCTAGGGCCACCGCCTGGCGCACCCCAAGGATGTCGGCCCAACTCTCATCCTCAAGGCTGACGCTCCCACCCTTCATTTTTGGACCCTCCCCGGTCAGCAGCCACTTAAGGTTCACCCCATAGTGACGTGCGATCGGCTCAAGGGTTGAGGCAGAGGGCTCCTTAATCTCGTCTCTTTCGATGCGAGAAATGGCCTGCTTGGTCACTCCGGCCAGCCTTGCCAGCAGCGCCTGGCTTTCTCCGCTGGCCTCGCGAAGGTTTCTTATGCGAATTCCGGTCGTCTCCATGTAAACCATTGTTGTCCTTACGAAGTCACGTATGGTTGACTTCACGAGACAACTATGGTTTACTTGGCTTGCGTCTGGGGGTGTGGTGTCCATGCCCCTTTATTTGGCTCCTGCCTAACTTGTTAACAAAAGTCAACCAAAGCGAATGGGAGTGAAGAGCTGTGAATCAGTGTGAATTGCGAGTCCTGGCGGCGGTTTCCGTGCGTAACGCGGATGACCAAACGCTGCGGCTCTGTGCTTCAGAGGAAGAAGCCATCGCTGTCTCGCTGCGTCTCTCAGGGTGTCATCAGAACGAGATTGCCAAGCGCATGGGCATTAGCGGTGCTTACCTAACGATGCTCAAGAAGGGCGAGCGCGTCCTGACGACCAAGATGCTTAAGCGCCTCATTGAGGCCACTGGCTGGAACCTCGTCCGCCAATACCGCGACCTGCAATCCGCCCTTCGTGCTGCGCAAGGCCGTCCGCGTGAGATGGACCGAATCGCTTACATCGCGAGCTTCTCGGAGGCCGCGTGATCACCGACCAAGGCAAAGACGACCCCATTCCCTTCGATCTAGGCAGCTGGGAACCGGTCGCCAAGAAGACCGCCGAGTACATCAAAGAGCTGTATGGGCGAGAACTGACCGAGATTCAGGAGGCAGCATGAGCCGGTTTTATGTGGGACAGAGGGTGAGGATTAAGTGGTCGAGCGACCATCCAGAGCTTAACGGTACGCTCGGCACAATTCGCTGTGCTGCTTTTGGGGTGCCCCACGCCACCAGAGGCACATATATAGGCCACGAGGTAATCACTGACTTGTGGGGTTCATCCACGCCACCAGACAACCCCCGCGCCACGTTCGCACCCGCTGTTGATCAACTCGAACCCGTCACCGACTCATACGACGTTACATCCTGGGATAACTGCGTCTGGAAGCCGGAGCATTTGAGGGTAGGGGCGTGAGCGGCCTAGAAGTCCGTGTGAATCTTGGGGAAGGCAAGGGGCTCCATACGCTCGTCGGTGGGGTAGTCAACCCTGCACTCGTTGCACCGGAGTCCATAAGTGCCTCCACCGGGGACACGCTGCAAGATGCTCCTAAGGCCTTTACCGTCCATGCACGCCTGACAGACGTGATGGACCGGCTCGTTGGCATGAACGCCACCGTCAACGCCATGGTCGATGAGCTTAAGGCGATAAACGAAAACGCCACGACTGAGTTCGATCAGCTCGTAAGCAGCTCTTTGCTCCAAGCGCTTCCTCAGTTCTCCATTCTCCTTGGCCGCGTTTTCACACTGCGTTTGGAGTTCGAACATCTTGGCCTGTGCCAGGAAAAGACTTTGTTGGGCCTTCAAAATCTCTTCATTGAGTTTAGCCGTCGTGGTGGCGATCTGATTGAAGTCGCGAAGTTCTATCAGCGCTGTTCCAAGATCCTTTGCGGCACCGAGAGCTTTCCAAGCAATGCCGATTGATTCCAAGTCCATAACCCCTCCGGTTGGCGGTCCATCTGCCCCGGAAGGCTACACCAGGTCAAGAGCATGACGTAACACCCGCACCACCAGCTTTTCATTCCTTGGGAGAGGGATAGAGGCTTCGCCCTGAACTAATGGGGTGAATATGTACAAGACAGAATTACGGGCCGCCTGACATGGCCCGCATTCGGACGATCAAGCCCGAGTTCCCACAGTCGGAAAGCATTGGCCGCGTGTCGCGTGATGCACGGTTGCTGTTCATCCAGTTGTGGACCATCTGTGACGACTCCGGGAGGGCTCGCGCAGATTCGCGAATGCTCGCGAGCCTTCTCTACCCGTATGACCAAGACGAAGAGAGTGCAGTAAGGACCAGTAGAAAGGACATCGATGGGTGGCTAGGAGAACTAGAGACCCAAGAATGCCTGATCAGGTACTCGGTAGATGGAAACACCTATCTGCAAGTGTGTAACTGGCTGAATCATCAGAAGATCGACAAGCCATCAGCGTCAAAGATTCCACCATTCGACGAATCCTCGCGAATCCTCGCGAATCCTCGCGAACATTCTGCTGCGGAAGGGAGGGGAGAGGAAGGGAATGGAAGGGACCTTTTATCTACCTCTAACGAGGTAGACGTCGGAATCTTCGATCCCGACATCTCGCAGGACGAAACGGAAGATTCGACAAGGGCTATGGACGAGGCCCAACCCGCAGGCGGACAGGCACCCGCCGACCGGAACCCGTGCCCGCTTAAGCGCATCGTGGAGCTGTATCACGAACTGCTCCCTGAGCTTCCGCGCGTGGAGAAGCTCACCAAGGTCCGCGCTGGCTACATCCAGCAGCGGTGGCGTGAGGACCTTCCTGGCGTCGATGCATGGCGAGCGTACTTCACCGACGTGAGGAACTCGAAGTTCCTGATGGGCAAGACCCAGGGCCGCGACGGCAAGCCGCCGTTTCGGGCTGACCTGGAATGGCTTACCCGTCCCGGCAACTTCGCCAAGGTCGCGGAGGGTAAGTACCACTCGTGAGCAACAAATACGTAACGCAGCAAGCCGAGGCCTTCAGGCCAGCACCTTCCGGTGAGAAATCGCGCCCTATGTGTTCCACGCCAGGCTGCAAAACCTACGTGGGGAAGGGCAAGTACCTCCCGAGCTTCGCGGACATCATCGTGCCGAACGACGGTATCCGGCTGTGCGGTGAGTGCTACCTACGTGGCCTATACGCCGCTGGCAAGGGATCGATGTCGGAGATTACCGGGCGGCAGCCATACCTGACCATTGACCTGGTTAAGGCGCATTGGAAGCGCTTGAACGATGCCGAGAAGGCGAAGGAGGCCAAGTCATGAACCTTCGCTCGCGCATTCTCGATGTCCTGTCTGCCGGCCCGATGACCAATGCACAGCTCGCCAGCCTTCTTGGTGCGAAGCGGCATTACGTCATCCGCCTGACCACGGAGCTTAAGCAGGAGGGGGCTGTACGGGCCGCCGGGAATGTTCCACGCGGGTCTGGCAAGGGCGGTAGGCCGCACGTCTTCCTGGCCCTGGCATGAGCATTTCGCGCTGCCTGGATCAGGCCATGCAGATTGCCGAGAAGCCTAGGCGCGAATGGCCCGAGCTGATCGAAAAGATACGCACCGTTTGTCCCCACAGCGATTGCACCAAATCCAACTGCCAGGAAGTGTGCCGCGACTGGCTAAGGATGCAATGGCGAATTCAACTCAGCGGCGAACGACGAGGCAAACATGGCTAAGACACTCAAGACGGGCGATGTGAAGCGGTATGCGCTCAACAATGGGAAGACGTTTGTTACGAACTCTACGAGATGGGCGGTTATTTGCGCAGACGCTGCGAACGATCTTTTTGGCTTCACCAGTCGAGATTTCGCGCGTGACGATGCACGGATTCTTCGCGATCAAGGGTTCATGGCTCGCATTGCCAGGATCATCAAGCGCACGCCGAAGTACGTTTTCGTGGAGGTGAGCAAGTAACCATGGCTACCCAAACCTACACCCTCACCGCCTCCGATATCCGCCGACACATGGTCAGCGCGTGGGACTACGCCTGTTTTCTGGTCAAGGCAGGGAAGCGCGTGAGGGTGACGGTTGGGGAGGTTAAGAGCAAGCGGACGACTGAACAAAATGCTGCTCTGCACGCGCTGTGTCATGAGGTTGCTCAGCAGCGCGTGTGGGCCGGCAAGCATTTGGACGTTGAGGCGTGGAAGCGCCTTTTCTTGGATGCATGGGCCAGGGCAACACAGCGGCGGCAGGTGGAAATCGTCCCCAGCCTGGACGGCAGCAGCATCGTTCAACTTGGCATTCCTAGCCGCTCGCTATCCGTCGAAGACATGAGCGAGCTACTTGAATTCATTCATTCCTGGTGCGCCGAGAACGGCGTGGAGGTGCATTCGTGAGTACGTGCGGAGATATGAGCATGCGAGAGCTTCTAGAGCATATCGAAGCCCTACGCGATAACCATAGCCACGATGTTTACCTTGAGCTTTTGTACGAAATCGCACACCGGCTTTACCTGTACGCAGTGTGCGTCAAGGACATTTGATCCATGAGTACCGCCGAAGAACGCCGCTGGTTCGCAGCAGTAGCCATGATGGAGTCATGCGCACTGTGCGGGGCCTATGGCGTCCAGATTGCCCACCGCAACGAAGGCAAGGGCATGGGCAAGAAGACAGAGCCATGGATGACGGCCCCACTGTGTCCCGAGTGCCACGCATCCATCGACAGCGGCCGACATCTCAACCGAGACGAACGCCGCGCACTTATCGATAAGGCCATCCTGCGCTGCCACGACTGGCTCATCCGCAATGGCCTGCTGATCCTAAAGAGGTAAACCCATGTTCAACATCAAACCCATCCCTGTTGGAAACATCCACGACGACACCGCCGAGTGGATCGCCAAGAAGATCGACCGACGCATGATGAACCGCTCTAGTGCCCAAACCTGGGCTGTGGGCTATGACCGTCACGGCAAGGTCTACCACATCGAAATCGATTCTGACTCGGCGCTGTTCCTGCGCAAGCTCAAGATCATCGGGCACTACAAGCGCAAGGTTAACCGTGACTGGCTGATCGAGGACATCCAGGCCGTCATGGGCAACGAAAGGATGGTGGCGTGATGGAGACCGAGTTTGAGGTATGGCAGGACGGTATAGCGGTGGCTACCTGCTACGGGCCGCGCGAGCGAGCGCTGGACGAGGCACGACACTACGCGTGGGTATACAGCCAAGACGGACCCGTGAAAATCATGGAGGTGACACGCTCTGGACGGAAGGAGGTCATGTGATGGGCAAGATGCAGCGAACCAAGGGCGCCCGTGCCGAGAACCAGCTCGCTTCCATGCTCTCCGACGACCTCGGCTTCGAAATCAAACGCACGCTAGGACAGGCGAGGGATGGTGGGGCGGATATCTTGCTCGGTCCCTACGCCGTCCAAGTGAAACACGCGGCTAAGGCCAGCCTCAAGTCATGGTGGCAACAGACCTGCACCGACGCAGCCAAGTGCAAACGCCAGCCCGTCCTGGCCTACAAGATCAATCGACAGGGTTGGCGGATCCGCATGCGCATGAAAGAAGTGCACGGCATCAACGAGGCATGGACCTACGATCACCAGTACACGGAGGAACTGGATTACCAAGGGTTCGTGCTGCGTCTTCGCGAGATTGATTTGTACGAATAAGGGGGTTCGTGTGAATTCATTCGAACTATCGCGGGTGGCGTCGGAGGTGCAGCGACTTGCTGAGTTCCTTCGGCGCCTTGGAGTTCACCCCAATCTGTGGCAGCAGCAGCTACAAGACATCGAAATGCATGCTGTCCAGAAGATCATCGCCAACAATCGGCAGATGGTGATTGACTTCAGCGCGAATGGATCGGAGGCTATGGCCGAGCGCTGGGGATGCAGTCGGCGAACCGCGTTTCGCTGGCGTGATAAGGCTTCAAAAGAGTGCCATTTGGAGCCGCCCGCATGACACTCTGATCCGCTGAAATGGCACCAACCACAACGAGGTTGGTGCATGAGCGCTCCGATACGTCAATTCGCTTCCGGCGCAACCCGCGACGCCGACACAGACAAGATCGACTTTGACGGCTTTCTAAGCCCGCTAGTCATCGAGCGCTTCGGCCAGTACATGCACGCCAAGCGCAAGCTGCCGGACGGTAGCTACCGAGACTCCGACAACTGGCAGCTCGGCATCCCGCTCAAGGACTACATGAAATCCGGATGGCGTCACTTCCGTGATTGGTGGCGCTCGCATCGCGGCTACCCGACCACCTCCGGTGATGACATCGAGACGGAGCTTTGTGCGCTGATCTTCAACGCATCAGGCTATCTGCACGAGGTGCTTAAGGCAAAGCAAGCAATCGCGCAGAAATTCTCTTCCGATGCACCGAGGTTCATTCCAAAGGCACCTCACCCCATGGCCGCCGAAGCACTTCGGGACGAATACAACCGTGACGACAACTCAACCGGAGTCTAATCATGTTCTTTGAAAACACCATCAGCAAGATCGTCGGCGACCTTGAGGACAAGGTTGCCAAGCTACTGGCCCATGCCGAGAACCTGAAGAGCAGTGCTAATGAGAAGCAGGCCAAGGCCGCGTCTCTGGTTGCTCAGAGCGATGCACACAAGGCTGAAGCAGATCGAGCCATCCGCATCGCCGAGAAGGTTAAGGCCATCCTGGATTGACATGATGCCGCGTCGCCATCTCGTCATCCCCGATTGCCAGGTCCGTCCCGGCGTTCCCACCGATCACATCGATTGGATCGCCCAGGCCATCGTGGACTACAAGCCCGATGTCATCGTGAACATCGGTGACTGGTGGGACATGCCCAGCCTTTCGTCGCACGACGGCCCCGGATCTCTGGCAAAGGAGGGGGCGCGTTACGAGGAAGATGTGGCGGTGGGTAATGAGGCATTCGAGCGCCTAGTGAGGCCGATGCGAGAAGAACAAGCGAGGCGTATCCGCAACAAGAAAGGCGCATGGAATCCTCGCTGCATCTTCACCTTCGGCAACCACGAGAACCGGATCAATCGGGCCATTAACAATGACCCACGCTTTGCTGGGGCGATTGGCGAGCACCACCTCAACACGCAGGGATTCGAGCGGCATCCGTTCCTGCAAGTCGTGGAAGTGGATGGGGTGAACTACGCCCATTACTTCCAGATGGAGAAGTCGGACCGCCCCATTGGTGGATCGATGGACAACCGCCTGAACAAGATTGGTGCGACGTTCGTCTGCGGGCACGAGCAAGGCTATCTAGTCCACCGCCGACCCCTTCCTATAGGCAGGACGATACATGGGATCGTGGCCGGTTCTTGTTACATCCACGATGAAACATACCGGGGCCATCAGCGCAATAACGACTGGCGAGGCATCGTCGTCTTGAACGACGTACGCAACAACGGCGACCTAGAGCCCATGCCGTTGCCGCTGTCCTATCTGTGCCGGCGATACGAGGGTGTAGACCTGCACGAGTTCCTGAAGAAGAAGTATCCGAACGCGGAGCAGCGATTCACTTTGGCGAGGGCGGCATGAGTCAGTACTTTGACAAGAGCCAGCCGCATCCTTGTGAGCGACTTGCTCGCATAACCGGACAGACCAACTATTGGCGTCTATTGGCCGGCGTGGAAGAGTGCGTGGACACGACGGACGATATGGCAGCCCTAGCCTTTGCTCGCAAGAGCGGAAGCCCACCAGAGCTGCTTGAGGCTTATTGGGGCGGATCCAAGATTCATCGCTTAGAGCTATGCCAGCGCGCCTTTGATTTCATCCAACGCATTGGTAGTGGTATCGCCAAGAAGGACCGCATTTGGACGAAGGGGGCAATTCTGGATGGCTTCGATAGGTTCTGCGGTATCCGTCGCAGCGCTGCTGTTAGGGCGGCTAAGCTCAAGGTGCGAAGGGAGGACTACCTGGCGACGCGAAAGCTAGCCGAGGGCCTGTTCTATCGATGGGCAGGTTTCGTACAGCCGGACTGGATTCATGCGCGATTTAGGGCCGGAACGATCATCCACCCCTAATTCCTCATAATGACAAATGAGGGAGGCGTACAGCGGTTCGCCGCCGTCTCCCGCCACCGCGACCCCATGGCCGGTGGCACCTACAAGTTTTGGATGGCGGCAGGTTAGATACCGGCCGGGCTTAGCTGGCTCGGCGAGGTCGGGAGAGGTCCGAAAGGTTAAAACCCTCTGCAACCTTGGGAACCCGTGGCCTGCAAAGCCTGCGCGTAGGCGTCCCGCCATCCAATCCAATTGAGACCAAGCCATGACCGACGAAACGGACGACGAGGAAATCCTCTGCGAGCTTGAGGATGACGAGTCCATCTCGGATTGGGTCATCTACAGCGGAGCGGGCAGCACCAACAGCGGGCAGATCATTTTTCCTTATGGCGTGGCCCACTTTTGCGAGCAGGCTGGGGCTTCTGCAATCCGTATCGCCGACAAAACGGGCGAGATTGAAGTACTGACCGAAAACAACAAGTGGGTGACGGTGGGCAAGGGCAAACCCAATCCTGCGGTGGTGGATATCCATGGCAAAACTGACAAGTAAGCAGCGCAAGGGGCTCCTGGCGAGCGATTTTGGCTTGCCTGGTGAGCGGAAATACCCGATGCCTGATAAAGCCCACGCCGCCAACGCGAAGGCCAGGGCGGCCCAGTAGGAAGCCAAGGGCAACCTGTCCGCATCGGCCAAGGCCAAGATCGACGCCAAGGCAAACAAGATTCTAGGCAAGACCAAGAAGAAGTAAGCCGGGCTACAGGGGATAAACGTGTTGCGAGATGGACTCACTGAGGCGGCCAAGGCGTCGCCGCTGGCGGCATTCTTTGGCGCTAGCTGGATCGCCGGCATTCCGTGGGGGCCAATCTCCTACTTCCTGGCAAGCATCTATTCGCTGCTTCTGATCCTGGAAAAGCTGGGCGTCTTGAAGTGGCTGCGGCACAAGCTGGCAGATATCCATGGCAAGCACCCGGGTTAAGGTCGGAGCGGGCGCGGCAAGCCTTGTGCTAAGCCTGGCTGCTGGTCTGGCGGTGCACTTCGAGGGCTATGTGCCCGAGACCTACGCCGACCCCGTAGGTATTCCGACGATCTGCTATGGACATACCGGATCGGATGTGACGCCGGGCCTGAAGCTTGACCGTTCGCAATGTGAGCTGCTTCTGAAGGGTGACCTTGCCATTGCCTATCAGGCCGTCCAGCGATGCGTACACGTACCGCTGATGCCTTACGAGGCGGCTGCATTCACCTCATTCACCTACAACGTCGGGACCACCGCTTTTTGTGGTTCGACGCTGGTCAAGAAAGCCAATGCCGGCGATATGCCGGGGGCATGTGCGGAGCTAAGCCGCTGGGTCTATGCGGGCGGCGAAAAGCTTCCTGGGTTGGTGCGTCGCCGGGCCGCCGAGCGCGCCCTGTGTGAGGGTAGGCAGTCATGAAGCATTGGGCACATCTCGCGGTCATCTGGTCCCTTTTGGCCTTTGCGGGGTGTGCTACCAAGCCCATTGAAACCATGCACCGGACGGCCGTCCACCTTCAGTTTTCGGACGGCAGTTGCTCCGGGACGGTGGTGGGCAAGCAGACCATCTTGACTGCTGAACACTGCCTCGATGGTGGCGGTGATGTGCTGGTCGATGGCGTCAAGGTCAAGATCTACAACGTGGAACGCGATGGTAAGGATCACGCCCTGCTACTGACCGATCATCTGTTCCCGCAGGCCGCGATCGTCGCTGCCGAGCCGCCGCAGGGCACTTCGGTGTACGTACTCGGCAACCCCGGCGAGCTAGTGAACATCTACCGCCAGGGCTATATCGCCGGCTACAAGGATGTGCATGGTTTGCACGTCACCCTGTACGACCTGAACGGTTTCTACGGCGACAGCGGCGCAGGCATCTTCGACAGTGAGGGCCGGCTGGTCGGGGTGATCTCCGTCCTGTACCAGCAGGTAAGCGATGGGTACATGAAGGTCATGGGTTCCTTCGGGCTGGCCTTCACTCCCGAGCAATGGAACGAAGCCTTGTCCTGGGACGAAACGCTTGCTGCGCTTATGGAGCATGAGAGGCAGCAGAAAGCACAAAAGCTTGATTGAGCGAGTGCGCAGGCTGATGCGCAGTGGGGTTCTAGACAATGCGTCAACCGGGAGTGGCGACCCGGGCTAGGCGAACCCAACTACCAATGCACGCCACATGGAAAGCCGGATATCAGCACCGGCCGCTCAAGCCCAGTTGAGGTGAGGTATGGCAAAGCTAATCCTGGTCGGTGCCGTCATCCTCTACATCGTCATCATCTGCAAGTACGGCAAGCCCTGCGAATGAGCCGGATCAAGCTAATCGTGATGGCCGTAGTTGCCCTAGGTCTCCTGCTCGGCGGTTGGCACTGTGCCCGCGTCCATGACGAAGCCAAGCAATCCAAGTTAGCCATCAAGGCACAGAAGCAGACCATCAAGCGCTCCCAGATACGCAACCATGTTGAGCAGGAAACCCAAAAGCTACCTGACGCGCCTGTGCAGCGTATTGGCGATGCTAGCCCTGACTCTGCCGCTGGCAAGCTGCAAGAGTGGTCCCGCGACTGAGCCAAGCAACGGGTGTGAGTGGGTTCGCCCCATCTACCCCAGCAAGGACGACAGCCTGACGGACGGCACAGCCCGGCAAATCCTCAACCACAACGAGACCGGTAAAGACATCTGCGGATGGTCTAAGCCCCACAAGGAGAAGAAATGAGCGTTCCGACTTGGCTTGCAGGTAGCACCGTTGTGATCTAGCGGTCGGCAAACGGCTACATCTGCATGCCTCGTGTTGGAGCCGACCCGAGCGAGTGCGTGGTGTTCGAGACCTTTGCCGCCCTGACGTACTACCTGGGCCAGAACTACCAGCCGCCTGGTCCGTAATGGGTAAGGGCAGCAAGCCGCGTCCGCTGTCCGTGGACGAGAAGACGTTTGCGGACAACTGGGATCGCGTATTCGGTTTATCGGGGATTAGCTCAATTGGCAGAGCGGAGGGCTCTAACCCCTTGGCGCCTTTACCGGCCTGTGCAGGTTCGACTCCTGCATCCCCCGCCACACAAGAAGACGATGACTAACTGGCGACGCTTCCGGGAATAGGTGCCGTAGTGAAACCGCATGACTTGGCCGACGAGGACGCTGGCGATCTGGTGAGGCGCTATGCGCGTCTTGACGAGCTAGCTATAGTTGTTCGGACCAATGACAACGACGTGCGAGTGATTGCACCCAATGCCCAGCGTGACGCGATGGCGAAGATGCTTCGCATTGCCGCGAGTATGCTGGAAGAGCCGGTGAGCAAGCAGTTCAATTAACACGGCGCCACATCCCCCCAATGATGCCGATCTGTGGCGCTCTTTCTAACTAAACTAGAGGTGAACAGAAATGGCCGGACGCAAACCCGGCACTCCGAAGACGGGTGGCCGACAGAAGGGAACGCCGAACAAGCTAACCGCTGACGTTAAGGCGATGATCCTTTAGGCGCTTGATAAGGCGGGTGGCGTGGATTACCTCGTCCAGAAGGCGCATGACAACCCGGCGGCATTTTTGACTCTGGTTGGCAAGGTGCTGCCCATGCAGATTGCGGGTGATCCGAACAACCCGCTCAAGGCCAGCATAACCGTTTCGTTTGTGGACAATGGCTGACGCTCAATTCCCGGCCAAGCTCAAGCCACTGTTTCAGCCGAAGCGCTACAAGGTGGCGCATGGAGGGCGAGGCAGTGCTAAGTCTTGGAGCTTTGCTCGGGCATTGCTGATCTAGGCCGCATAGAAGCCGCTACGCATCCTTTGCACGCGTGAGGTGTAGAAGTCCATCAAGGACTCGGTGCACAAGCTCCTTGGCGACCAAGTGCAGGCTCTTGGGCTTGGCGGGTTCTACGAGGTGCAGCAAACCATCCTTAAGGGGGCGAACGGCTCGGAGTTCATCTTCTCTGGCCTGAGCGATCAAACGGCCGAATCGATCAAGTCGTTTGAGGGCGTGGATATCGTTTGGGTCGAAGAGGCCCAGGCAGTCAGTGATCGCAGTTGGTCGATCCTCATCCCGACGATCCGAAAGGATGGTTCAGAGATCTGGATCAGTTTCAACCCGGAGCTGGACACCGATCCGACGTGGGTTCGGTTCGTGGAGAATCCGCCGCCGGACGCCTGGGTGGTTGAGGTTAATTACCACGATAACCCATGGTTCCCCGAGGTTCTGGAAAAGGAGCGCGCCCACGCTAAGGCGACGCTGCCCGATGCCGAGTACCTGAATATCTGGGAGGGCAAGTGTAAGCCGGCCATCACGGGTGCCATCTACGCCGACGAGGTGGCCGCCACGCAGACATAGGGACGTATCTGCGAACTTCCCTACGACCCATCCATGAAGGTTCATGCGGTCTTTGACCTGGGCTGGAACGACAAGATGTCGATCATTCTTGCTCAGCGTCACGTAAGCCAGATTCGCGTGGTGGAGTACATCGAGGACAGCCACAAGACGCTCGACCACTACTCGGCCGAGCTGAAGAATAAGAAATGGAACTGGGGCATGCTGTGGCTGCCTCATGACGGCCAACACAAGGACTACAAGTCAGGCAAGTCGGCTGAGCAGATCATGCGTGAGTTGGGCTGGGATGTGAGGATTATCCCGAATCAGTCCATAGAGAACGGTATCCGAACCGCCCGCCGAGGTTTTGCCTAGACCTATTTCGACCGCTCCAAGACGGACAGGTTGATCCAGTGCCTTAAGCGCTATCGACGAGGCGTTCCGACGACGACAGGCGAGCCAGGTGCGCCGGTTCATGACGAATGGAGCCATGGCGCGGACGCCTTCCGCTACCTACACATCGTCGCGCCCAGCCTGAGCAACGAAGACTGGTCAACCAAGACGCTTAACTACCCGAGTCTCGCCATTACATGAGCTACGAACCGTACGACGACGCCGAGGCCATCAAGAAGAACAATGGCCCGATGGACGACAAGTAGCTCTGTGTTCTGATCGACCACGAGCGCGCTAACGGCATCGGTTTGAACGACCAGCTGGCCTCGGATCGTGCCAAGGCCATGGCGTTCTACATGGGTGATGCGCGCGGCATCCTTGCGCCTCCGGATGTAGACGGGCGGAGCAGGGTAGTCAGCAAGGAGCTGATGGAGGTTGTGGAGTGGGCCATGCCCGTCTTCATGCGCATGTACTGCGGCACGGACGACATTGTTAAGTTCGAGCCGGAAGCGCAGGGCGATGAGAAGGCTTGCAACGACGCGACGGAATACTGCTCCTATCTGCTGCACCGCAAGAACCCTGGATTCGTTGTCCTGCACGATGCGGTGAAGTCGGCCCTAATCACCCGCATTGGCGTGGTCAAGGTGTACTGCGACGAGCGCTGGGACGAGCGCGAAGAGTCTTATACGGGCCTACAATAGCTTGACGTTGAGGCGCTCAACGCCGACGAGTTTGTAGACATCGTTAAGGTCGAGGAAGTCCATGAGACCGATGTGTCCGTGATGGATGGTCAGTTGGCTGCCGTACAGCCTCAACCAGTGACCTACAACGTCACGGTCAAGCGCAAGGAACGCAAGCGGCAGTTCAAGGTGGAGGGTGTGCCGCCAGAGGAAATGTGGTTCTCCAAGGACTCGCGTTACATCGATGGGCTGCGCTGCATCGGCCATGACGTACGTCGGACCATCTCCGACCTGCTCAGCCTGGGCTATGACGCCGACAAGGTGTATTCGCTGCCCAAGGGCACGCTGGGCGATACCTACGGCGAGAAGTACGAGCGCGAGCGCTATGACGGCTCGTGGAGCATCGATGAGGATGACTCGCTGGATATTAGTCAGCGGATCGTGATGCTTAACGAATGCTATATACGCGCGGACTACGACGGCGATGGCATCGCTGAATACCGCCGTGTAGTGAAGTGCGGCACGGTGGTGTTTGAGAACGATGTAGTGGAAGACCATCCATTCGCAATCTTCTCGCCCGTCCTGATGCCCTACAAGCTCATTGGCCTGTCCATGTGGGACTTGGTGGAGGACTTGCAGCGGATCAAGACGGCCATCACTCGCCAGTACCTCGATAACTTGTACTTGGCGAACACCCCGCGCACGGCCGTGGTCGAGGGGCAGGTCAACCTGGACGACCTGCTGAACCCGCGGCCAGGCGGGCTTGTCCGTACGAAGGCCCTGGATGCCATGCAGACCATCCAGACGCCGGATATTGGCGCCTAGGCCCTGGGCGGCATCCAGTTCTTCGACGCCGTGCGAGACGCCAGGACGGGCATCAAGGAGTTCTCCCAGGGTTTGGTGGGCAACGAGCTGAGCAAGTCAGAAATCGGCTCTCAGGGCCTTCAGCAGCTCATGGATCAGGGCGCCCAGCGCATCGAGCTGATGGCGCGCGTCTTTGCTGAGACGGGCATCAAGCGCATCTTTTAGCTCCTGTTGAAGTTGGTAACGCAATACCAAGACCGCCAGGAGCAGGTGCGCATCTCGGGCAAATGGATGGACATTGATCCACGTGCCTGGAAGAACAACTATGACATGACCGTCTCGGTGGGCGTTGGCACCGCCTCCAAGGACCGCCAGCTCGCCATGGCAATGCAGTTGCTCCAAATCCAGCAGCAGGCGGCCCAGTACGGCCTAGTGATGCCGCAGCAGGCATTTAACGCCCTGGAAGATATGACGGCGGCGATGGGCAAGAAGGACGCCTCCAGGTACTTCCTGCCGCCCGACCAGATCCCGCCACAGCCGCAGCAGCCCTCCGAGGCTGACAAGCAGATGCAGCTTGAGCAGTTCAAGGCGTAGAGCCATGCGCAGCTTCAGGCGCAGAAGCACCAGAACGATGCGCAGCTTGAGATTGTCAGGCAGCAAGCTCAGGCGGCGCAACAGCAGCACGAGAAGGAGCTGGAAGCCCAGCGCAACTAGCTCAAGCTTGAGCAGGACGAGCGGCTGGCGACCGTCAAGGCTCAGTTGGATGCTGATCTGGCGAGGTACAAGGCCGAGCTATAGGCGCAGACGCAGATAGAGGTGGCACGGATCAACGCCGAGGCCAAGATTGCGGCGGCAAAGACCATGGGGGCCAAGGATTCGTCCACGGCTGACCAGGTGATCGCATACGAACAGCGGAACGAACAGGAATGACCGACGACAAGACAGAAATGGAGATTAAGCGCGGTCAGGACGCTGCCCAGCTCCTGGCCCACCCTTTGCTTGTCGGGGCATTTGAGACCATCGAAACGGAGATTGTGAGCAAATGGCAGAACTCGCCAGCCCGCGACGCGGAAGGCCGCGAAAAGTTGTGGACGATGCTGCACCTGTTGCGGCGCGTGAAGCTTCACCTGGAATCGCATGTGGAGACGGGGAAGGTGGCACAGGCCACGCTGGCCCAAAAAGCGGCCCAGGCAATTGGCATGAACTCGACACCGTTCTAAAGAGGCTAGAACAGGACATTCGGCCACACACCATTTGCCGCATTTGGGTGCCATTCGAGGCGCACCCGGTGTGGCATGGAGTCCATTCAGGAGCTTTGGTGGAAAGGGGCGATTGGATGGTGCGACTTAACAATGGGCAAGATCTATCGCCCTAAATGCTGAGGCAAACCCATGAGCAATCCGGAAGCGGAACTCAACGACGTGCCGGGCAGCAACCCCGAAAGGGAACTGTCCGAGGAAGATATTCTCAAGCGACTTGAGCCCAAAGAGGAAGGGGGTTCCACGCCATCCGACGATTAGGACGGAGGCGAATCAGAAGATGGAGCCGCCCAGGAATAGGCTGGGGACCAGCAGGAAGCAGGCCAGGACGATCCCAAGGAAGCCACGCCCGAAGAGCTTAAGTGGCTTTCCAACAAGCACAAGATCACCGTCCAGGGTGAGGAACTGGAAATCACCGCCGATGAAGCCTTTAAGGGCTACATGCGGCAGCAGGATTACACGCGCAAGACGACCGAAGCGGCAGAGCTAACCAAGTAGGCGGCGCAAGAGCGTCAGTTTGTCCAGCGGGAATACGCCGAGCGTATCAACCAGCTTGACCATCTGGCGGCGGCGCTCTATCAGGAGCTTGTCGGGGACCAGTCGAAGCTTGCCGAATTGGCTCATAGCGACCCGGCAGCATGGGTTGCGAAACAGCAGGAAATGGCGCAGAAAAGTGCCCTCCTGAGCCGAGTGCAGCAGCAGCATGCCCAAGTGGAGCAGATGAAGAAGAACGAGGAACAGAAAGCGTTCCTTGAATCTGTCCGCACCAACGAGGCCAAGCTGCTTGAGGCGCTCCCTGACTGGCGTGATTCGACCAAGCGGGCGGCGGAACAGCGAGAAATCGCCAACCACCTTATCCAGCTTGGCTATACGCCGGATGAGCTTAACGAGCTGACTGACCATCGCGCTGTCCTGGTCGCCCGTAAGGCGATGCTTTGGGACCGTGCGCAAGCCGTGAAGGCTAAACAGACCCAGGAGGCAAAGAACCCTCCGAAGGTCGTCAAGCCTGGCACGGCCAACTCCCCCACAAACGCCAAGACGCAGCAAATCCAGCAACTCGCTCAGAAGGCCAAGCGGTCCGGGCGAGATGACGACGTTATTGCGCTGCTCATGGCACGCTCAGATAGAGGCTAAACCATGGCAATTCTCACCAACACCTTTACTACCTATGCCGCTATCGGCTAGCGCGAAGATCTGTCGGATGTCATCGACATCATCTCGCCGACCGATACCCCGTTCTACTCGTCCCTGAAGAAGTCCAAGTGCGTCTCCCGCTTCTTCGAGTGGCAGACTGACTCGCTGGCGGCTGCGGCCAACAACGCGCAGCTGGAAGGCGACGACATCAGCTCGTTCACGGCAGTGTCCCCGTCCACGCGCTGGGGCAATTACACGCAGATCAGCTACAAGAACTTCGTCATCTCCGACACCGAAGAGGTGGTCGATAAGGCGGGCCGTAAGTCGGAAGTCGCCTTTCAGAAGATGAAGAAGATGAAGGAGCTGAAGCGAGACGCGGAGGTCGCCCTGATCGGCAACCAGACGTTCAATGCGGGCGCGACTGGCACCGCTCGCCAGACTCGCGGTCTGGCTGGCTGGATCACGCAGGGTTCCGTGGGCGCGGGTACGGGTGCATTCCCCATTCCGTCCAGCAACACGGCACCCGTGGCTGGCACGACTCGTGCCCTGACGGAAGCCCTGGTCAAGTCGGCCATGCAGACGGCTTACACGGCCGGTGGTGCCCCCAGCGTCCTTCTGGTGCGTCCTTCGGACAAGGTGATCGTCTCGACCTTCTCCGGCAACGCTACCCGTTTCGAGCAGTCGGACAGCAACGAGCTGAACGCGGCGTTTGACTTCTATGTGACCGACTTCGGCAAGCTGAAGGTTGTCCCGGACCGTTTTTTCGGTTCCGAGAACTCGGCCTATCTGCTCGACCTGGATCACGTCACGTTCAAGACCCTGCGCAACGTGGAGGCCAAGCCTCTGGCGAAGACGGGCGATGCTGAGAAAATGCTGCTGACCTGGGAGTACGGTTTGCAGATGGACAACAAGGACGCCCATGCGGTGATTCGTGACCTGACCTAATGGTCATAACGAGGGGGCTTCGGCCCCCTCTCTTTTGGAGCGCATATGGGTTACAAAAGTCCTATCGTCTGTTTGGACATCAACCAGACCGGCGTCAATATCGCTACGAGCGGCACGTCCGCAAGTTCTCCGATCCCTAATTGCTCTAACGGCCTTGTGGCTAAGTATGTTCGTGTTTCGTGCACGGCCAATGCTCACGTCAGGGTAGGCAAGGGCACGGCCACGGCGGTTGCGACGGACACTCTGGTGATGCCGGGCGAGTCACTCATTCTCAACGTAACCGGTGCCGACACCATTGCCGCCATCCAGGACAGTGCGGCGGGTACGGTCAATGTGGTGCCTATCGAATGGGCGTGACAACCAAGTTCCACATGGATGGTGAGGATGCCATCCTCAATCAGATTTAGGACGTAGAGCCAATTTTGCGTTACTGCGCCACGGCACGGTCGATGGGGTTGACTGGTAGCCACGAGATGAAACATGCAGCCAAGATTCCCAAGGTCATTGTCCAGGAATACTTGAAGCGCGCTGACATCAGCATGCACGAGTTCATGGCTAACGACGAACACATTAGCCGTCTCTTGAACGACCCAAGCTTCTCTAGCTATCGCATCTGGCAGGGTAAGGTCTAATGATCAACGACTACGCCACGCTACAGGACGCCATTGCCCGATGGCTTGCGCGTACGGACCTTGCACAGTCCATCCCTGACTTTATTATGATGGCCGAGACGCGCATCAATCGCGATCTTCGCACGCGGTCCCAGCAGTCCATCGTGAGCGGGACATCTGTCGGCTAGCAAGTATCGCTTCCCAGCGATTTTAGGCAGATGGAGGCTTTCGTTATCCAGATCGGTGGTATTGAAACCGCGCTGCATCCGTTACCGCCAGAGCGATCGACCAACGCAACCATCACGCCAATCCCAACGGGATATTGGATCGGCGGGAACACGCTCTATCTCAACTGCAATACAGACTATGCCTACCGCATGGTTTATTTCTCGGGCGTTCCTAGCCTGAACGCATCGAACACGCAGAACTGGCTGATCCAGTCAGACCCGGCCGTGTACCTATACGGCTCGCTTCTTGAGGCGGCCGCCTACATGCAGGACGACGACCGTATCCCCATTTGGCGCTCCGGATACGAAACGGCTATGGACGCGCTGCGCAGGCAGGACGACTATGCGCGATACAGCCCAACGCCCCGCATGCGGCCCGACTTCGTGGTGCACTGATGCGTATCGATCTCGTGGGATTTGGTCCCGATCTTGACCCAGCAACCCCTGGCGTCATCACAGACTGCGACCAAATCATCCCCTCGACATAGGGCTTTACGGCAGCCAATAGCCGTGTTGACGTTGGTCTGTCGGCTCTGGATAGTGCTTGTAAGGGCGCCTATGTGGGTACGCTACTGGACGGCTCCAAGCGCATCGTGGCGGGCACTCAGGCCAAGCTGTGGGATGTCACGGCAAGTGCTTGGACGGATCGCAGTCAGGCGGGCGGCTACACGGGCCTGAACCGCTGGCGCTTCACCATGTTTGGCAACAACGTCCTGGCTACCAACCGGGCGCAGCGCATTCAGCAGGCCGCACCCAGTGCTAGCTTTGCTGACATTGCCACCGCTCCCGCCGCCGCTGTGATGTGTTCGGCCTCGGGTTTTGTGCTAGTCGGCGATGTGTCTGACCTTACCGGATCTTTCGGTGATCAGCCGGACGGGTGGTGGTGTTCCGGCCTGTTCAATCAGACCATCTGGACGCCCAGCGTTGCCAATCAGTGTGCCAACGGGCGCCTTGTGACGGCCCCGGGGCGCATCACCGCCATGCGAGAGCTTGGCGACGACGTGGTGGCCTACAAGGCGAAATCGATGTTCCTGGGGCGCTACGTCGGACCTCCGGTGGTGTGGAGCTGGTAGCGCATCCCTGGCGACATAGGCTGCTCGGGCTAGGAGTCCGTGGTCGTTGTGGGATCGTCCCATTTCTTCATCGGGCCGGCTGATATCTACGTCTACGACGGCACCGTGCCGCGCTCGATTGGTGCGCCCATCCGGCAATGGTTCTTCCAGTCGCTCAATGGTTCGCAGCGGGCCAACATCATTGGCGCTGCCGATTTGGCCCGTGACCTGGTGTACTGGTACTACCCATCCGTGGCGTCTACGACGGGTCTGTGCGACAGCTGCATCGTCTACAACATACGAACCAACCAGTGGGGAAGGGCGTCGCAGAGCATTGAGGCTGCCGTGGAGTATGCCTCTGGCGCAGTAACCTATGATGGCCTTGGGGCGCTGTATTCGACCTACGATAACCTGCCGAACATTGCTTACGATTCGCCGTTCTGGATCAGCGACCAGACCGTACCTGGGGTGATTGGCACGGATCACAAGCTCTATTCGCTGACCGGGAGTCCTGCCGCGTCTTACCTTGTGACGGGCGATTTCGGCGACGAGACGAACTGGAGCATGTTTCGACGCGCCACCCCAAGGTATCGCACACAGCCATCGTCAGGGACGGGGACGAATTATTATCGCGGCAACCTTGGCGTCGTTCCGGTACAGGACTAGACCATTACATAGTCCAGCCAGGCCCGTTTTGACTTCCGCCGCATCGCCCGTTGGCATCGCGTGCGTTTTGACTGGACCGGAGCAGTGTCCGTCAATGGCCTTGACGTAGATATTCAGCAGGCGAGCCGAGAATGAGGATTTAGACCGACCCCAGGTTGCCGCAAGACCTTCAACAGTAGGTCTTGAGGTTGACCTACCTATTTCGAGATGTTGCTTTTTAGCTGAATGCCCTGTCGGAGGGGCAGCTTCAGGCCATCACCAACGCCCAGTCATCCGTGCCAACCACAGGCAAGTGGAATCAGGGCGATTTTGTCGCCAATAGCACCCCGACGGAGCTTGGATCAGCTGGCTCGAAGTACATCATTGTGGGGTGGCGCTGCACGGCAAGCGGCGATTTTTCCACCACTCCGCCCACTTTCGTATAGCAACGCGCATTGACGGGTAACTGAATGCTCCCACAGCTATCTGGCGCATCCATGGATGGGTTGGTCCGCTTTCAGGCCATCCCCACCCACCTCATCCGGCAGCAATGGCCCGTCATTCTTCCTGGGCTATCTCAGATCAAGCAGCAGAATGGCGAGGACTGGTTGCCCGAGGATGTTTACGCATCCCTGGTGTCTGGCAAGTCCACACTCTATCTGTTCACCAAGGCCACCGGTGAGTTCTGCGGATTTGCCGTGCTAGAAATAATCATGATGCCCTACGCCACCAATCCTTGGCTCAACATTTGGATTGGATACGCCACTGAGCGTGACTATGGGCATTACGGCGTAGAGGTGGCTAAGCAGGTGCAGGCACAGGCTGGCCTGGAAAAGACCGTGTTTTCGTCGCCCCAAGACACGCCTTGGGTGCAGAAATTCCGCAAGATCACCACTCAGTACGAGGTGTAAGCATGGGCGGCGGTGGAACCCCGAAAAATACGACCACGACGACGAAGACTGAGCTTCCGCCGTGGTTGTCGAACGCATACACGTAGTTTTTCAATCAGACCAACCAGGTCAACAGCAAGCCGTACTAGTCCTACCCTGGGTAGCTTAACGCCGACCTATCGCCCGCTCAGTATCAGGCACTGGCAAACGCCAACGCCGGAGCGTCTGGCAACCCACAGCAACAGGCTGCGCTTAACAGTATTTTGAATGGCGGCTACAACGTTTATGCCGGCAGCAACCCCTACCTCGGCGCGACCACAAATGTGGGTTCGAACCCTTACGCCGGATCGAATAGCTACCTTTAGGGCATGATCGATAAGTCCAACTCTGACATTACCCGTCAGTACTAGAATTCGCAGGCTAACCTGGCCGCACAGTTCGCCACCAACGGAGCATTCGGTGGATCGGCCATGCAACAGGCCGTGAATGACCAGAACCGCACGCTGGCTGATGCTCTCGCCAACAGCGAGAATCAATATCGGTTCCAGGACTACAGCACCCAGCAGCAGCTTGCCGAGGCCGCGCTTAACCGCTCGGTACAGGCGCAGCAGACCGATCTAGCACGCAACTCCGCCTTGGCCCAGTAGCAGTTCCAGAACCAGCTCAATGCGGCAGGTCAGAACGCGCAAAACATCCTTGGTGCGTCCAGCCAGATCAGCGGCACGTCTGCCCTGTAGGCACAGTTCAACGGCCAGCTCGCCGGCCTGGGTCAGGTTCAGCAGGATTACAACCAGGGCAACATCGACCAGGCTTATAACGACTGGTACATGCGTAACTACGGCTATGACCAGCAGCGGCTTGCCAACTTTGGCAATGCGCTGAATTCCACGTCTGGTCAGTTCGCTAGTACCGCAACCACCGGCGCTAATCCTGCCTATAAGCCGAAGACGGCTGGTGGCGCGCTCGCTTCGGCGGGCGCAGGGGCAGCCGCCGGTGCGAGCTTTGGCCCGTGGGGTGCGGCCATCGGCGGCGTGGTGGGTGCCGCCTCCTATTACCTCTGAGGAACTGACATGGGCACTTTCGATTTTCTCAGCGGACAGGCGGTCAATCCCAACGCCGCTGCGGCCGCACCTGCGCAGCAATATCAACAGTTCTGGAATGCAGCTCCGACATCCGCGATGGATTACTCCGGCATTCTTGGCGGCGGTCAGGCGTCACCGGCAACGCAGGGGTTGGATTTCAGCAAGATTGGATAGTGGGCACTACAGCAGAGCCAGTATGCCGGCTAGCGACAGGCGCCGACCTATCAACAGGCCCTTGCGGCGCTTTCTGGCACAGCCCAAAACCCTTCGTAGGTTGACCCGGCTGCCTATCAGCTTCGCTAGCCCATGGGGGGGCGTCCTGGTACTCCGCTCGGTCAGGTGCAGCAACAGAATGCTGGCTATATCGGCCGGGGCACCACGGCCGGCCTGCTCGGGGGCATCCGCTAATGGCATGGCAAGACCTTTTTGTCGGCAATCGGCCGGGTCTCTCTGACCGGGACCGCTAGCAGCTTGCCCGTTCTGGCCTTCTGTAGGCCGGCCTTTAGGCTTTAGCGCTCAACAACTCGCGACAGGCCACGCCTGGTCAGGCACTTGCCACGGGCCTGCTTGGTGGAATTCAGAGCGCTCAGCAAGGCGGACAAGATTTGGTCAATGACCGCTATCGTCAGTAGCAAATGCAGTATCAATAGGCACAGATGGCCGACCAGCAAGACCAGATGCAACGCCGCCGCCAAATCCAGGATCTTGCCCTTAGGTTTGCGAAGCCGGATGGCGCCTTTGACATGCAGGGCTATCAGCAGGCGCTGTCACAGATCGATCCGCAGGCCGCCATGGAACTGCACCAGAATGAGTTGAAAGGCCAGCTCATGCAGGCCCAGGCCGCCAAGGCAACGTCGGAGGCTCGCGCTAAGGCCGTTCGGCAAATTCCATCGGGCAACAACATTGTCACCCAGGAGCAGCAAGAGGACGGCTCATGGAAGGTGCTTGCAACTGCGCCGCGCTGGGAGCCCCAGTAGTCGGCTAGTTCTGCGCTTTCTCAGCAAATCGCGCTGATGCGCAAGTTCGGTGCGACTGATGACGACATTCGCGCCAAGCTCGGCATTCAGCCACACGGGCAACAGAACCCGCAGGACGGTCTTACGGGGCAGGATTATCTCAATAGCCTATCTGAGCGAGACCGCAACATGGTTTAGGCTGTCGTAGAAGGCCGCTATCCCGTCCCCACTGGCCGCCAGGCCATGAGTCCTCAGTGGCAGTCGCTCATCGCAGCAGCCCAGCAGGTAGACCCAACGCTTGATGCTGGCAGCTACAAGTCCCGAGCCGCTGCTCGCCAGAGCTTCACATCTGGCAAGGCTTCTCAGGAAATCAAGGCACTCAACACGCTCGCTGGTCACATCCAAACGCTATCCGACAGCCTGGATCAAATGGGGAATTCCGACATTTCCCTGCTTAACCGCGGAAGCAACTTCCTTGGTCAGGAGTTCGGCGGCAAGAGGGGGCAGGCGCTCGCATCCTTCAACACGGCGGCCAAGGCTGTGGGCGACGAAGCGGCCAAGGTGTTTGCTGGCGGCCAGAGCGCGCTGGGTGATCGCCAAGAAATCGCGCACTCGCTTAATCCGAACGCCCCCAACAGCAATCTTAGGGCCACATTGCAGACCTATTCGGAGCTTGTACAAAGCCGTCTTGCGGCGCTTCAAGACCAGGCCAACCAGTCGCTTGGTTACGGCTCGAAATCCATTCAGGTGGTCACGCCAAAGGCCGCTAAGACCTTCCAGAGGTTTGCGGGCGGATAGGCTCCAAGCACGCCTGCGCAAATTGACCTGAACCAGAAAGATCCGCTGGGGCTCGGCCTGTGAGCATTCTTGACGATATCCGACAGCAGTACCCGCAATATGCCGATGTTCCAGATGGAAAGCTCGCGGCTGCCATTCGGAAGAAGTATTACGCCGACATGGATCCTCCGGAGTTCTACCGCCGCGCAGGTCTAGAACACTTGGTGGGACTCGACGCGACACCGGCAAGTGGACTTGGCTCCAATGCACAGAACTACGCGGCCGGCATGGGCAAGTCGGCTGTTGACCTTGGACGCGGCCTTGAGCAGTTGAGCGCAGGAATCGGCTCACTTCTCCCCGGATCCGTCGGTGACTACTACTCCAACGCCTATCAGCAGCTCAAGCAATAGCAGTCGGACGCCAACGCTATCGATGCTCCCCTGATGGGCACCAAGGCCGGCCTGGCTGGCAATATCACCGGATAGGCCCTGTAGGCCGTGGCTGGTGGTACGGCGCTCAAGGGGGCGGGGCTGGCGGGATAGGTCGCCCCATCGACGTATCGCGGTGCAGCACTCTCTGGCGCGGTGTAGGGGGCCATACAACCCATCGCTTCTGACCAGACTGAGCTTTCCAGGCTGAAGAACGCCGGTCTGGGCGCCGCTGGTGGCGCGGTGGGTTAGGGTGTCGTCAATGGTGTGGGTAGGGCGGTTGGCGCTGTCCTCAATCCGACCTCACTTCTCGGTCGCCCGTCGCAAGAGGTGGCCGATCTGGCCCGCACTGCCATTGACGATTACGGCATTCCGCTGAGCGCCACCCAAGTTGCGCCAAGCAAGGTAGCCAAGGTTCTTGATTCGGTCAGCCAAAAGGTTCCCTTCAGCGGTGCACAGAAGTTCGCGGATGCGCAGTAGTCCGCGTTCAACCGTGCCGTTGCCAATACCATCGGGGAGAATACTGACCAGGTCACGCCTGCTGTTTATGCAGCCGCCAAGAAGCGTATTGGTTAGGTATACGATGACATCACGTCCAGGAACTCCATTAGTCTCTCGCAGCCCGTACGCGACAGGCTGGTCGGTGTTCTGCAAGACGCTCAGCAGACCGGTAGCGATGACTCGATAAAGGCCGTTCAGGGCATTCTCGGACGCATCGACAATCAGGCCACCAACGGCGCTCTACCGGGCGATGCTTATCAGTCCATTCAGTCTCAGCTCGGCCGTATCACTAAGGCAGGTGGTGAGAAGGCGAACTATGCGGGACAGGTGAGCGGCATTCTACGTGACGCCCTGGATAACTCCATCTCGCCAGCCGACAAGCAGGCATGGCAGACGGCTAACCAGCAGTACGCCAACCTAAAGACCATCCGCGACCTCGTGACGAAGGATCAGGTCAACGGAAATATCAGCCCATCCGCACTGCTTGGTCGTGTAACGGCGAGTGGAGCCAAGAAGGAGGCCGTGGCATCGGGACGTGCTGGTGATTTGGCGGAGCTGGCTGCCATCGGGCAATAGTTTCTGAAAGACAAGGTCCCCAACAGTGGCACTGCCGAGCGTATGTTCGGATACGGCTTGCTGGGTGGGGCGGGTTGGGCGAATCTTCCAGCGACTGCGGCAACGGTTGGCTCTTCGCGGCTGTTTCAGTCCATCATCTAGCAGCCCGGTCTAGTGCAGAAGATTCTCGCTAGTCCGGCCGTTAGTGCAGGAGCCAAGTCGCAGTTGCGCCAAATGATGCAGTCACTTGGACAGGCCGCGCCCGGTGCTGGCGGGCTTATAGGCTAGTCGGCCAGTCTCGGTGTCGGTCAGCAACCTGCGCTTCAGCCATGACTCTGGCATCCACTTGACGAGCGCCATGGCCCCCAAGCGAGCCAGGCCAAATAACACAATGGTGACAATGGGGCCTATCACGAAGCCCATGGCAATCCTGAAGAAGATCATTTGAGGATCAGACATGCCCGTACCCGTAAAAATGGCGGATTTGTACACCATTGCCGCCTCCAACAGCCCGGCGGGGTCAGACCCTATCGGCAATAGCCTGGATGACTATTTGAGGGCCGGCTTCTCCATTATACGCTCGACCAACGCCCTGGCTTCGGCGACGCTTGCGGCGGCCTCCACGGTAGACCTTGGATCGGCCGATGCGGAGTCCGTGTAGATTACTGGTTCGGCCACGATCACCTCCCTTGGCACCGTAGCCGCTGGCATCATTAGGGAGTGTCGCTTTACGGGCTCCTGCACCATCACCAACTCAAGCGCCATTGCGCTCCCAAATGCGACAAACCTGTCCGTGGTGGCTGGCGATGTTCTGCGCTTCAGGAGCTTGGGTAGCGGGAACTGGGTCTTGGTTGCTAGTGCCAGGCCACAGCCAGCCATAGCTGACGTGGTAAACCTCTCCGCCACCCTGGCTGGACTTCAACCATCACTCGGATACGCGCCAGTTAACAGGGCTGGCGACACAATGACCGGCACGCTTACCGTGTCGGAAAACACGAATACAGCAAGTAGGAGCGTTTTGGCCTAGAACCTAAGTAACGGGTCGTCTGCATTCAGCGGCTACTACTTTGGTAATGACGCGAGCAACACCTTTGCCGCATTCATCATCAAAAACAGCTCCGCCAACACCGCCTACGGCGGGGCATCGTCTCTAAATATTGTTTAGAACCAGGCGGCACCACTTACGCTAGTTGTTGGCGGATCCCCCAAACTGACGATTACTTCTTCTGGCATGGTTCAGGCCAGTGCCGGCCTACAGCCCACGGGCGATTCGGCAGTTCCCGCATCGGGAAGCGGAGGAACATTTCACGTGGCCGGATTTGTGACCCCCACGGCTGGCCGTACTGTTTTTGGTGACGGCACTGGCTGGATTTACAAATGGGCCAACCGAAGCGGAGGCGTATATAACGATATCGCACAGCTCACGGACACAGGAGCGTTGACGATCAACGGGGCGTTTATTGCTGCCGGCGCCACGCTTGGCGGTGGTCGGCTTCTCACCAAGATAACCCTATCTAGCTCTGCCCCTGGCGCGCTCGCCAACGGCGAGCTTTACTTGCAGTTCTAAGGGAAATCTATGGCTGGCATATTCTATGGCGACGCTGGCACCAATCGTTCGATCTCCAAGATTTATTATGGCGACGCCGGCACAACGCGGACCATCCAGAAGATTTATTACGGAGACAACGGTACCAATCGGTTGGTCTATCAGGCATACACACCCATGTCCGCTAGCGCTAACGACGTTAATGACACGATTGATGCAACAATCACCGGATACTCGTTCGGTCCTTCAGTCTGCACTGTAACCGGTGGCAACCCATCCAAGACCTACGCATGGTCTTATATCTCGGGCACAAACTTCACTATCGCTTCGCCAACATCGGCGTCCACTAACTTCATTCATGGCGGACACCCGCCCGTGGGGACCTACAGCGGGACCTATAAATGCACGGTGAGTGATGGAACGTCCTCCGTTGATTCCAACACCATCACGGTTACGCTGACCCGCACATGATGTGCGTCATACCCTGGGTCAGCGTCGCCATACAATAGCGGCATGATCATCGTCGAATGGACCCAAGTAGACTGCGGACGCCTCAAGCTTGACCTGTGGACGGCCAGGGTGGTATCGCCCGTCAGGACAGTGGAGTTCGTCAAGGTGGGCAAGCGGCTGGATGGCGGGTGGAACCTGTGGTTCTGCCCCAAGGGGACTAGCGTCCATCAGCCATACAGCATCCACACGTATGGTTTCAACCTAGCCAAGCCCATGGCGCATGCTGAGCGGTGGGCCAGGTCGCACTGGCGGACGATTCCGTTGGCGTAGCTCAGGCAAAAAGAAAGCCGCCCATGAGGCGGCTTTTCTGAGTAGCCCATAAATTACCCACGCTAGTCTCGAAAACCGCATGGTTGAGCCATTCTCTGGTGCCGGAAACAGGCAATTCGACTAGATTTCGCTATCCTCCCCGAAACACCTCAAGCGCCCATAAACGGCCATCTGAAGCCATTCTCGGCGCCCCTGTGTTCCCCGTATCGCCCCCATCAAACC